ATGCCCTCCTTTCAGACATTTAAAGATCTGAGTATTACGTTTAAGAAACATCCTGTATCAGATGATCTAGTACAGGTGAAAGATAAGGCAGCTATCTTTCAATCGATAACTGCCTTGCTTCTGACTAATAAAGGGGAAAGACCATTCAAACCTGATTTGGGGTCTGGCATTAGAGAATCATTATTTGAACCATTGGATTATGCTACTGGTGGTTTAATCAGAGGACAGGTTATTGATTGTATTAACAGATACGAACCAAGAATCTCTCTTGATAATGTAATAGTTGAACCTGATGATTTAAACAATGGATACAATGTAGAGATCTTCTTTACTATTGTAGGAAGAGATGATACACCAGAGGCGGTAGAATTCTTCTTAGAGCGTACACGATAATGCCTTATACACAGGTTGCCAACTTAGACTTTGAAGATATCAAAGCATCTCTTAAAGATTACTTAAGAGCACAGTCGGACTTTAGTGACTATGACTTTGAAGGTTCTGCTTTAAGCACCATCATAGACACACTTGCCTATAATACCTATTATACGGCGTTTAACACTAATATGGTAGTCAATGAGTTATTCATTGATTCTGCCACCTTGAGGGACAATGTAGTAGCGATTGCGAAGCAGTTAGGGTACAGACCCAAATCAAAGACTGCACCTACAGCATATATCTCTTTTGATGTAAATTATTCTCAAGCAACAAACGATAAAGAACTCCTCCTGAAGAAAGGAACTGGTTTTGTAGCAAATTATGATAACACTCTATACAGATACGTTGCCTTAAACGATGCAAAGGGGCAAGTATCTAATGGTGTTGCAAGTTTTACTGAGGTACCTGTTAAGGAAGGTGCATTGATTACAGACACTTATACTATTAATGGTGCTTCAAAGAATCAGAGATTCATTCTTGATAACCCAAATATCGATAGTAATACAGTTCAAGTAAAAGTATTTCCTACTGGTAGTTCATTTAATGAACCATATTTGGTAGCAGATAACATTTTGAACGTTGATGGTAATTCAAAAGTCTTCTTCCTTGATGAAATTGATGATGACAGATATGAAATTATCATGGGTGATGGCACTCTAGGTAAGAAATTAGAGAATGGAGCAAATATGGAGGTATCATATCTTGTAACAAATGGTCCTGCATCCAACAGTGTACGTACATTTGTCTTTAGTGGTGTCCTAGAGAACCCTCAGGGGGTTACACCACCTTCATTTACCACTTCTATCACAAACGTTATTGCAGCGTCTGGAGGGGAAGAGCAAGAGAGTACATCAAAAATCAAATTTAATGCACCTAAGTCTTACGGAGCACAGGATAGAGCAGTAACTGCTGATGATTACGGTGCCATTGTACGTAATGTCTATCCTGCTACTAGTGACATTATTGTATTTGGTGGAGAGGAACAAGAACCACCTATGTATGGTAAGGTATTCATTTCATTGAAACCAACTGATGCAGCATACTTAACGTCAGTTACTAAGAAGCAAATCATTGCAGATCTTAAGAAGTATGTTGTTGCATCTGTAGAACCAGTAATAGTTGATCCTTCAATATTGATTATCGAACTCAATAGCAAGGTTTATTACAATAGTTTAATCACAGATGCTACACCAGCACAGATTAGAGACAAGGTTATTGGTTCTGTACAGTCATACCTTGACACTTCTGACACAGAAAAGTTCAACGGTAAGTTCAGACATAGTAAAGTTGCTGGTGTGATTGATGATACAGATCGTTCAATTAACTCCAACCTTACTGATGTTACAATGAGAAAGGATTTCTATCCTCAACTCAACTCAACATACTACTATGAGATTTGTTTCCAGAATGCATTTGATTTAGAGTGTGATGAACCTGTCCTGTCGTCAACTAAGTTTAGGGTCACTGAGTATCCTAATTTTGATGTCTATATTGAAGACAGAGATGGCAAAATTGTCCTATATAGACTAGACTCTTCTACTGGCGAAAAAGTAGTCCTAGACGATAATGTTGGGGATATTAATTATGAAAAAGGTGAACTTCAACTATATGATATGACAATCATCCTAGGATCATATTTTGATAATCGTATTTCAGTAAGAGTAAAGCCTAGGTCAAAAGACGTTAAGGCACTCCGTGAAGTTTACTTAGATGTAGACGTTGCCAATTCCTCGTTCACTGCATATAAAGAGTAGTTAAATGACCGTCAAGACAAAGAGAATTTCAACTCTTATTGAGACACAACTTCCAGAATTCATCACTACTGAGTATGAACTTTTTAGTAAGTTCATACAGAAGTATTATGAAGCTCAGGAGGTACAAGGCGGTACTCTAGATGTAATCAGTAATATCCAGAAGTATGCAGACATTGATTACTATGAACAGAACCTTCTTAAGCAGAATGATGTTCTAGTATCTAATATTTCAGATAGTGACACAACCATTGTTCTAGAGGATGCCTCTTCATTCCCTGAGCAGAATGGTTATATTAAAATTGATGATGAAATAATCTTTTATGACACTCGCACTGATACTACCCTAGAAGGGTGTGTAAGGGGTGTTAGTGGTAATACCTCCCTAGGAGACCTATATGAGTCTTCTGACTTTAATAGCACTGATGCAGCAGCACACAGTGGAGGTAAGAAGGTACATAACGTTAGTAACCTCTTCCTCTATGCATTTGTAAAGAATTTTGAGAGTCAGTACCTAGGATCATTCCCTGAGAAGTATCTTAAGGGTGAAGTAGACAAGAGAACCCTTATTAAGAACATTCAGAAGTTCTACAAGTCAAAAGGTACTACTTCTTCCATTAAGTTTATCTTCAATACTATTGTTGCTAAGGATATTGACGATAAACCAGAAATATACAAACCAAGAGATTTTACATACAAGGCATCTGAGTCTGACTGGATTAACATCTATTCACTTAAGGTTAAGGTCATCTCTGGTGATCCAAAGAGTTTAGTTGGTAAAGTAATTAATCAGACTGATCCTTTTGTTCAGGCAACTGTAGATAACGTATTTGAAGATAGTAATGCTGATGGTGAAAGAGTTTGGAATATTGTACTTGCACCAGAGACTGTAACTGGTGAGTTTAATATCTCAACCAAAACAAAATTAACTTCCTCATTAACCGATGGTGCTACACAAGGCGATAGAATCAATGTTGCATCTACTATAGGATGGGACAATATTGGTTCTGTTCTTATTGGTGAAGAGGTTATTGAATTTAGTGATAAGAACATATCACAGTTTGTTATTGAGAAGAGAGGTTCACTTCCATTAACATTCCTAGCAGGTAAAGAGGTATACAAACCTTCTTTGATTCTTGGTGACGGTGTAACATTACTTACACTGGGTATGGTGTATAATATAGCACCTACTACTAGTGAACCATATTCAGTTGTTGGTGATAAGGTACAGGAGTCTGTTCCTGGTTTCCTAACTGCAGATCCACGTATTATTGATATTAATACGAATCAGGTAAGATGGAAACTTAATAATTTAGGACCAGTATCAGTCTCTACAAACCCAGTCATAGCAACGGATCTCAGCGGTGTATCTACCAATGTTTCTGCTATTTTGGAAGATGACCAATATTATTACATTGCTAGTTCCTCATATCCTTCTTATAACATTCTAGATGTTCTAGAAGTTGATAAAGCAGTTAAGGATCAGAAGCAACTTAGAATCCTTCGTAAGAGACCAATCTCAACTACTGAGATCTATAAGACACCATCTAGAGATGTTGGAATACTTATAAACGGTGTACCTGTATATGGTTACAAGGATTCTGAATCTATTCGCTTTGGTGTACTTGAGTCTATTAGAGTTGATAATAAAGGAAGAAACTATACTGTTCCTCCTTTTGTATTAGTTGATGGTTTAGCTGGTAGAGCAAATGCATTCCTTATTGGTAATGTTATTGATCGTATTGAAGTAGATACCACAGATATTTTTCCACAGACACCATCAATAGAAGTAACCTCTGGTAGAGGTGGTAAGGCAACTGCTGTTGTTACAGGTGGTGAAGTTACTAGTATCACTCTTGATGATCCTGGTAAGTTTTATTCAGCACCTCCTACAGTTAGAATTGTAGACTTGGCAGGTAAAGGACGTTTTGCTGAGTATACTACTGAGGTTAATACTGCTGGTCAGATTACATCTATTAATAAAGTTGCTGGTGGTACACTTTATTCACAAGCAAATATTCAAGTTGATATTATTCCAGTTGGTTCAGATGGAGAAGCAACACCTTTGCTTAAAGAATGGATAAAGAACAGGTTTGAGAAGTATAAGGGAGTTATGGATACTCAGTATGGTTTCCTTTTTCCTAACTCTAACCTTTCATTGGCCAATGGTTATGCTCAATTAGCAAACCCTAAGAAACTTAGAGTTGAATTAGGTGATAACTTAGACAGTGCTGATTCAGAACCAACAATTAAGACTCACTCACCTATCATTGGTTTTGCTTATGATGGTAACCCCATATATGGTCCATTTGGTTATAGTGATCCACTAGATGCTACATCAACACCTATAAGGATGACTTCTAGTTATTCTTTACGTGGTGACAGGGATCTTGGTCCTAGTGAAACAGATTACCCATTAGGTTCATTTATTGATGATTATAAGTATAGTCATAGAACTGGTTCACTGGATGAAAACAATGGACGATTTTGCGTTACCCCAGAATTTCCAGAGGGAACTTATGTTTATTTCCTTACTGTTAATAGCAATCAAGTACCGCAATTCCCCTACGTTGTAGGAGATAAATTCTATTCACTACCTGTAGACAGTAACTACAATTCCGATATAAGTCAAGATGATATTCCTAAAAAATCAAAGAGACTTAATGTTGCTGGAATGCAAGGTAATGGTGAAGGTCTAATTGCAGAAATTGGTGCTGTATCTTCAGGTATTCTTGATAGTATTGAGATTCAGGATTCACATAATAATTTCTCTATTAACAACAAATTATACTTTGACAACACAGGAACTGAAGGTGACAGTGCAGAAGCATTAGTCTCATCTGTGACTGGTGAGAATGTTCAATACCTTGAATGTAAAGAAAACAGAGTTGTTAAGTTAACAACCATACAAAGTGCATATCTATTTGCTGATGATACTTTAAGACAACCAGCCTCTGGTGCTTCTGGTAGTATTGTTGGTACAGTTAAGGGAGATAATGTTATTGTTCTTCGTAATGTTGTTGGAACATTCAATAACACAGGAACTTTCTCTGCAGATATTAAAACTTTCACTATTACTGTAGATCAGGATAGTAACTATACAATTGGTGCAGTTTTAAGACTTACTGATGGTGTTAATGCACCATATGCAACTGGTGAAGTTTTAGAGTCCACCAGTAAGCAGAATACTGTTAAGATAAAGGTTCTTACTGGAACTTGGGAAATTAATGATGATTACTTCATCCAGTCAAACAACCTATTCAACACATCTGGTTCTAAGGTAGTTTCACTTGTATCAATGAGTGATGGACTAGAACCATTTGATGTAAATCAAAGTGTTGCTTTAATGGAGACTGATGTTAATCATGGTCTTGCTATTGGTGATGAAGTAACTATTGATATCCGTCCTAATGATGCAACTAAGACTAAAGACTATTATATAAGAAAAAGATTATATCAGACTGCAATTATTAGAGAACCAAGTAATTCTAGTACCATTGCATATAATGGTATTGGCAGATTTACTATCCTTAATGGTGGTGCTGATTATACTGAAGGCACATATACTAATGTTCCTCTTACTAGTGGATCTGGTACAGCAGCAACTGCAGATATCACTGTTTCTGCAGCAGGTATTGTATCAGATATTCAACTATCTGATGGTGGATCTGATTATCAGAGAGGAGACTACCTTTCAGTAGATGATGACGAACTAGGAAGGTCTGGTGCTTCTCAGAGCACTGCTAGGTTGACACTGTATGTTGACCACTCTGGTGTATCTCGTACTTCTACTGCTATTAGAGTTGCAGATCCTAAAGGATTCGCTGTAAATGATAAGATACAGGTTGGTAGTGAGATTATGCAAATTGTTGCTATTAATGGTAGCGATCTATCAGTAACAAGAGAATTAGAAGGAACAGAAAGAGTAGATCATTACAATAATGGTTTGGTTACTCTATACAAACCAACTTATAATTTTGATGCTGGATTTAGTATTAGTAATTTAATAGGTTCTGGTACTATTCAATCATATGACCGTGATACTCAAACAATTACTTTAATCTATGATTATGATGTTGATAAGATAAGTGCTGATGAACTTATCAATAGTACAACCTTCTTTGATTCTTCTTCTCCACAAAGACTGGTATCAATGGAGTCTGTGTCTGACTTAGAGTTCAAATTTGAATTCTCAGAAGACAATAGTACATTTGTACCAAACCCAAATATAGATTTACAAGAGTTCTATAGGTATAAGTTTGATACATCACATACTTCATTACAGGGAACTAATTTTGATATAAGTCCTAGTAAGAGTTTTAATATCATAACTCTAGAAAAACTTGAAAGTGATGTATTACCTGGTAATGTTGGATCATATACTGAAGTTAAGTTTGGATTCGGTCCTAGAATTGAAGAAAATGACTACACTAATAAAGTAGGTACGAATTTCACATACTTTTACTATTTCGATAGGAATGATAAGGTAAATGCTGAAGGTTCATACTTCAAAATTACAAATGATCCTTTGCAGGGTGTAAAGAGACTTGGATATGTCACCCCAAATAGATTTGTTTATGATGTACCCACAGAACCACTATGGGATGGCTCAGGGCAAATTTCGTATACTACCAGAGGTCAATTTGCAACAGGTAAAATTCATGAAATTGCCGTAACTAATTTTGGTGAGAATTATAAGAAGACCCCAGAGATTATTGGTGCTGATCCATCAGCAGAATTTAGAGCAGAAGCAACTGTTCTTTATGATGCAAATCTTGGTGCTATTACTTCAGTAAGACTTGATAACCTAGGTTCTAATTTCTCTAAACCTGCTGCTGTTATTGTAGAAGGTGATGGGCAGGATGCCTTGTTTAATGTAGTACAGAGAAATGGTAAGATCTTCTCTGTTACTATTAGAAGTATTGGTAAGAACTATACCTATGCACCTAAGATCAAGATTATTGAGACAGATACTAAACTGTTCCCAATGAGTTCTTCTATTGGTGTACCACAGAGTGTTAATATTGTTAGAAATGGTGGTGCATACCATTTAGATAAGACTGTATCATCTAATCTTACTTCTCAAGTTGTTGCATCTATTATAGTATCTGATGACCTTACATTCCAATCTGGTGAAAAGGTTACACAGACAGTAAATGGTGTTGAAGTTTTATCTGCTAAGATTTCTGAATTTAGAAAAGGTTCAAACCTAGTAAAACTAAAAGATATTCATGGTATTCTTAGAGAAGGTATAGATTTAGAAGGATTTGTCTCAAAATCAACTGCAAAAGTAAAATCAGTATTTGTTTCTAATTTTACTGAAGATATTACAACTTTCTTTGACAATCAAGGATACTACAACTCTGATAGAGGTAGACTTGGTGCTGCTAACCAAAGATTGATTGATAGTTACTTCTATCAGGACTACTCTTATGTTGTTAAGTCAAAAACATCTATTGAAGAGTGGAGAGACCTTATTAAGTCTACTACACACCCTGCTGGATTCCAACTATTTGGTCAGGTTGATGTTGAGACTAATGCTCCAGTTGAAATGCCAAAGGGTCAGACTAAATCTGATTCCTTTACTATTCTTCAATTATGGGATCCTGCAAAGAACAGGATTACAGTTGAAAGCACTAAGCAAGTAACAACTCAGTCAATTCAATCTGTTAATGACTACAAACTAAGAACAGGTGCTGGTTCTGTTGCAACATCAGAGTTTAACTTCAATGAGACTCAGGCATTTGAGTTTAGAATCTATAACATGACTGCTGGTTATTATGATGCAACTATTAATGCTGGTCAACCATGGTGGATGAAGAATGCATTTGATGGATACTTTGATAATGATGGAAGATTACAAGGAACAACTCAATTCCAACTAAGGGATACGGATAATAATCCATTCAATCCTGTTAATGCAGAAAGTTGTTTTGTTACTCTTGATGGTATTATCCAAGAACCACTTAAATCATATACTGTATCTGGAGATAAGATCAATTTCACACAACCACCTCTAGGTGATAACGAGAAATTAACTGGTCAATCAACTAACGCAAAGAGTCCTTATAAAGGTGTATCCTTTATTGGTAGAACTTTCTTCTTTAAGGATTCTCAGTACAATAACAGATACCTTAAGAAAGCAAGAAATATTTTCCAACGTGGAGGTCTATGGATAGATGCTGCAAATCAAATTGAACAAAATAAAAAGTTTATTGTTCAAGAAGCAGTAGGTTATGGTAGAGAAAAGCATCCATCTCTAGACTGGAGTACAAAACTAGATGATTATAGTATAGACCTTGGATATGCACTAGATGCTTATGCTCATGACATTAGATTTGGTGGAAACACAAAGACAGTTGATTATGCTGAGATCTTTAAGAAATCAAAGTATATCAGTGATTACAAGACTGAATCTATTGATATTTTTGATTATGCTAAGAAACTAGCAAACCTTGCTATTAGAAACTGGGATCTATCTTTACAATCAGTTCAATACATTACTGGTTCTAAAACAATGACTGTTGAGGATTCCTCTAGACTAGTTGTTGGTATGCATGTTAGTTCTGGTCGTGGTTTTGCATTAGGAACTAAGATTGCTTCGATAGACAGTTCTACAAGTGTCACACTATCTGCACCTGCACTACAAAACTCTGGTATTGGTGCTGGTGGTGCTCCAGATGGAATTACTAGTTTAAGTGGAACAACAACTGGAGATTTGAACCTACCTACAAATACTGGTAGAGTAGATCTAGGAGATCAATTCTCTGTACAACCAGGTGATGACTTGATTATTCCTTTATCATTCTCTGGTATTGAAAGTGCTACCTTCTATTTGAGTGCAATCAACACTGGTACATTTGTTGATGCTTCTAATCTCATTGTTGGTAATAAAGAGTATATTAAAGAAGAAACTGTTGGTTGGGCACAAGCAACATACCCAAGTGTACCTTGGAATGAGAATGAAGGTAAGTGCATGAGGGATCTTGGATTCCTTATTGATAGAATAGTTTATCATCTTCGTTATGGTGGTAACGAGAAGATTGTAGAGATGGCACAACTCTATTGGACTAAGGCATCTTATCCTAATAGAGAACTATTAACTGGTATTGGTGATGAAAAGGATGAAAGTCTTGCAGCATTTAACTATGCTAAGGATCTTATGATCGAAGCAATGAGAAATACTCTTGGTGCTGGTACTTACACTAATATTAGTCCATTTGTTGATGCTACTGTTGCTGCTGATAGTCAATTCCCATATTGTGTTGAAGTTGAGACTACACTTAACGCTTACATTGATATTATAGAAGATATCTTCAATAGAGGTGTTGGTGTTGTTGAGATTACAAAAGAGAATAGTAATAAAGTAGGTAATTGGACTCCATTAACAACATATTCCAATTATAATATTATTGGTGATGATCAACTACCATTTATTGAGTGTAACAACGTTGTATCTGCTATTGATAGTTTACATGATAATCTAAGTGAGGTTATTGGTGGTACTGCTGTTGATAAGACAATTCCAGATTTCATTGATGGTGTAAACAAAGAGTTTGATTTACTTTGGGAAGATGGATCACCAGTTATTACAGAAGAAGATGAAAGGTTCTTTGTAACTAGCAATGCTGTATTACAACAGACCAAATTTACTGCTACACATCCTGGTGGTGATGCATACCATATTGATAGAACAATTGTTCCAAACAGAATTGTTTTTGATGTTGCTCCTATTTGGGATCAAGATGCTGGTGCTAAAACATTAGGCGAACCAACTGCAGTTGAAAAAGTTGCTATCGTTGGTGTTGGTAATTACAAGAGATTGTCAGTTGATCAAAACCTTGTTGATAATCAAAGAAGTGGTCCTTTCCTTATCTTAGATCTAGAAGATAAAACAGTACAAAATATTGAATCTGAAGATAATCTCTTTGTCTTCATTAATGGTGTTTTACAGAAGTATGGTAAGTCATATACTATATCAGGTCCAAACATTTCATTTGAATTCCCAATCTTAGATAGGATGAAGGTTGATATGAGATATCTCTATGGTAGAGATGTTGGGCAGATACTAAACCTTTATAACTACAACCCAGATTTATACTATGCACAAGCAATGGCATCATTTAGATGTACATCTAATGTTGCTGAGTTTGTTAAAGGTACTTGGCAAGATATTTTCAAGGGTTATCCACTTCAGTGTTATCAGTTAAAACCTGATAATACAAAGATGTGGATAGGTAATGTTAATAACTTATTTGTTGATGATCTAGGTGGTGGTGAAGCAGACATTACCTTTGAGGTAAGTGGTAACCAGGCAGAATTACAAGATTCGGAACTTTTCTTCTGTATTGCTAGAAAATATCAATATGAGATTGGATTGGATATTGATGTTAGCAACTCTAGTCTTGTCTATGAAAAAGATGAAAATAATGAATTGACTATAAGAGGTAATGATCAGGCATGGAGAGGAACGGTCATTAGAAAGTCTTATAAGAACCCATTCATTAACCTTTCTAACAATTCTAAGATTAAAGTAGATGGTGAAAATAATTTTAGAAGAATTAAGGAACTTCCTGCTGTATTAAAAACTTCTGAAGGAAGAATTGGCAATCAGGTTTCTAATTCTTATTATGGTTTTGTTAATGTAGAAGCATATAATGGTGTAACAAGAGGAGAAGGTCTTTCAGTTGTTGCGACTATTGAAAATGGTAGTGTTACCAAACTAACTTGGAACCAGCGTAGTTATGATCCTATTACTCAACCTACAGCATATCAGTATTATACACCACCTGTACTAAACTTTATACCTACAAATGGTCAAGGTGGTGGTGCGAGAGCACGTGTCATTGTCAGCAAAGGTCAAGTTCTCAGTGTAGACCTGACTGATGGTGGATCTGGATATACTGAAGCACCTAAGATTATTGTTGCTAGAAGTTATCAAGTTGAAAAAGAGAATGATATTGGTGTATCTCTAATAGATTTGAAAATTAACGCAGTCGTTGCACTGAGTTTAAATATGAGTTCTACCATTGACCTACTTGCAAATCAGGTCTCTGGTATCAATACTCTATCTTCTATTTTCTTTAGAAGTCCAGTTGACGAAGTTAAAGATATTACTGCTCATATATGGCCAGCAGATCAGGCAGTAAGTGAAGATCTAACTGGAGGAATTACTGCACCTCTACTTAAACTTACAGAAGCACAACAAGAGGATGTACCTGTTATCAATACATTCCACAACTTTACTGAAATCAATGGTTACATTGATATGGGTGAGATTATTGATATCAGAAGTGGTTCCAGTGTCTACTACTTGGATGTTGCTAAGGTTATTACAACTACTGTACAGACAGAAATCTACAACACTTCTCTTGATAATGTCAATCAGTATGAAAATGCTGCGTTCCTTAATGTTCCTCTTGATATTGGAGATGTTATTGCATATGTTGCAGACACTTCCAAGTTTAAATCCAATGGATATCTTCTTATTGGTGATGAAGTTGTTAGATATCTCCGCAAGGGTACTGATCGTTTCATTAGTGTACAGAGAGCACAAGACGGAACTACTGAAAAGAACTGGAATGCTGGCACATATTTAAGACAGATTCCTGATCCTTCCGTAACTGTTGCATACGGTGGTATTGCAATGGTTGAGTCTCAAGCGGCCACCGTTGAGATGGGAGGTATAGCAAGCGGTCTTGGAGGCGGTAGTGAGACTGGACAGGACAGAAATAGAACTACACAGGTCATAACACCTGATGTTAAGAAAGCCCGTGTTGAGCAGCAAATTGAAGTTAGAGTTAACAAAGATATTGCAGTAGACTCTATTTCCGCGCTTGAAACTCAAGTTAACTATAAACTTGAAACATTCGCTGTTAATGTAACACCAGGCACTCTACAATATAATGCAACTGTTGCAACTCAACAGGTTCAGATAGAGCCTTTAATTACAATTCAACAAATAACTAAAGACATTGAAGCTGATCTTCAGATCATTGATGTTGTTGATTCACTTAAGAGTGTAACTGTTGAAGCTATCAAGACTGTTCCTTCGGAATACACTGCTACTACTGAAGAAACTAAGCATAACATAACTATCGTTGCAGGAGAAATTCAGAAGGTAATCACTGAAATCTCTGTTCAACGTGATGCATTGGAGTTGTTGATTATTCCACCTCCTACTGGAGCAATTGATGGTTATCTAGAAACTGTATTCATAACAGATCCTATAGAGACAAGACTCAATGGATTTGTAGAACTTGATCCAAAAACATATCCTGTTACACAACGTGACGGTACTATCATTTACCCAATCAACTCTGTTGCTGGTGCAGATACTGGATACATTGGTCAGTATGCTAAGACTAATGCTGGTCCTACTCTAGGATCTTGGGACTATGTTTCATTTGATGATGGTGCAGCAAATGTTTCTGGATTCACTTTAGAAAGTTTACAGAGACTATATCCTGCTCTCACTATCAACGATTTTGTTGAAAGAGCAGATTCTAGTTTCACTACAGCGGGTGATTACTTTAATCTTTCTACACCTTCTATCCAGAATCCATTAGCGATATCTGCTACCACACAACCTTTAGGTACTGCTGGAGTGAATGCTTTAGATATTGTAGTCAATAGTACAGTAAACTTCCCTGATACTGGTTACCTGTTCCATCAGAGTTTTGGTGTATCAGGACCAACTGGTTTCCTATGGGAACAGAAAGTATATGGTGGAGGTACTGTTAACTTAGAAACTACTGCTGATAAGAAATTTGGTACTACTTCTGTATTCCTTGATGAAACTGCAGGTACTAGTGACGGTAGTTTCTTATCGTCTGTTGGTACTGATACTGAACTTGGTGATGGTGATTTCACAATTGAGTTCTGGGCTAATAGAGAAGTCATTAACATTGGTGGTACTACTTCTGCTGGACTATTCTACTATGGAGGTAATGCTCTAACAGGTGCAGCATGGGAAAATACAGGAGTATTCCAATACTTCTTGCCTCAATTTGGTTTCTCAATATACATGCAAAATACACAACAGACAAATACTTGTAATATGACATTTTATAATGGTGGAGATCAATCGTTTACTGCTATTGGAAATTTACTCCCTGTATGGACTCATTTTGCGATTGTTCGTGAAAGCGGTACTATTAAAGTTTATGTTGATGGTGTAGAAAAAGTATCTAAAGCTAATACTCAAAATTATACCCTTGCTGGTGCGGCTGCTGACTCAAATGCATGGTCAGTAGGTGGAAATGCTATGATTCAGATTGGTAGTAGTAATATAGCTACTGGTTTGGATTGCTTCCATGGATACATAGATGGAGTTCATGTCAGCAATATTGCTAGGTATTCAGGAACCTTTGCTCCGCCTACGGCGCAACAAAATCCTGATGCAAATACTATATCATATGAGGATTTTGAAGTATCGGTTCCTGGTCAAACGGGTGTCATAGAATACACGGGTAAGAACGCAAATACCTTTACTGGATGCGTACAGTATAGGGGTGATAATCAGATTGGTGTCGATGCGGAGATCGTACCTTTCACAATTGACTAAATAAACGTATAAATAAATCAGGCACAAACACTACGTCGGAAAAGAAAACCAATGGCTGCTATTATCTCAGATAAATTTAGAATTTTTAATGCGAAGCAATTCCTAGAATCGCTAACTGAAGGCGCTACAGATACTAGCGCAGAAAGAACTAGAATGTACTTCTTTGTGGGACGACCCCAACCGTGGAAGGCATATCTAGAACTCTACGGACAATCGGGAGGAACCTTCACCGTAGGAAACGAAATATATGTCGGTACTTATGGATCCACAGCATTCCGTGCCACTATTGCTGGTGTTAATGATACCGCGCTTCTTCTTTCCGACGTTTTCCCAAATACTACTTCAACTCCACCTTCATTAGGAGTTACCATCCAAGAAACTGCTGATGGTGGAAGTACAACAACTGGTGTTACTGCCTCTACTGGTGTTTACCGTTATGCAACTGAAGAGATTCCACCTCTTCCTCTAGACAACCAGACAGAAAAACTTAGTGTTTATGACGAGATCATTGCAGCAAAGCGTATCGGTAATGCATATGCAAGAACGGTAATCCGTCGTTACAACTGGGACACTGTTGCTAACCCAAGATTTGATATGTGGAAGCCTGACTACTCTGCAACACCTGCAGGTGGTGGTCAAGTAGGTAAGCAAACAGCAACTGGTGCTGATGCTATCGCTAATGCTAAGTTCTATGTTATGAACTCTGATTACGAAGTGTTCAAGTGTCTTTACAACGGTGAAGGTCCTGGTAACACCACTGGTCAGGATGCTACTGAAGAGCCTAAGACTTCATCTGGTCAATACAATTCTGCTACTGGTATCTACACTGAAAGTGCTTCTGCAGGTTATATCTGGAAGTTTATGTACCAGATGCCTACTGATGATGTTCTAAGATTCCTTTCTTCAGACTTCATGCCTATCACTCTTTCTACTGCAGGTTCTACCCGTCAGGCAGTGGAAGGTATTGCAGTTGCAGGTTCACTTGACGTTGCTGTAGTTGAGAACTCTGGTGCTAACTGGCCTTCAGGTGTATTCTACACTAGCGTCAAAGGTGATGGTACAGGTGGTGTTCTTAAAATTTCTAGTGATGGTTCAATAACTGCAGTAGAAGTTGAGACACGTGGATCAGGTTATACCTATGCCAACGTTCTTCTAACTAATGGTAATCTCTTCGGGGAAGCAGGTTTGACTACTCCTGTTGGTACTCCTGGTAACGCAGTTGGTGCTATTGAAGTTGTTCTTCCTCCTCAAGGTGGTCATGGTTCAGATCATGAAATAGAATTGAATGGTAAGCGTGTGATGACTAACATCCGCTTGACTTACGCTGAAGGTTCTGGTGATTTCCCTGTTGACAACGACTTCCGTAGAATCGGTATTATTAAGGATCCTCTTAACTTCGGTACTACTACTCCTTGTACTGCTGACACCCGTTCTGGTCTTAAGGCAATTAAGGTTACTGGTGCAAATGCTGACTTCATCCCTGATGAGCAATTTGAGCAGACTGTAACTGGTGGTACTGCGAAAGGAACTGTTGTTTCTTGGACATTGGATCAAGGTTCTACAACTGCTGGTGTTCTTAAGTATGTTCAAACTATTGATGCACATACAGATCAAGGTACTGTAAGAGATTTTGAAAGTAATGGTTCTAACCAACTTTCTGGTGGTTCTTCCGCAGCGGCTGGTAACGTTGAAACTGGTTACTCTGGTACTCTTCTTGGTTCATCCTTCTCTTCTGGACTTGCTACTCCTGAGATCGAACCTAACTCTGGTGACATCATCTACGTTGAGAACAGACGACTAATCACTCGTGCTCCTGACCAGATTGAAGATATCAAACTTGTTATCGAGTTCTAAGTTAAAGATATTAATAAATACAAGTCCCCTGAGAAATCAGGGGATTTTTTTTATCTCTGCTAAATATTATTGACAAGATGCTAGTGTTTGGCGGAGTACGATGCCCCAGAAGACAAATCTAAACGTAAATCCTTATTACGAGGATTTCGACGGAAGTAAGAATTTTTATAAAATACTTTTTCGTCCAGGATATTCTATCCAGACGAGAGAGTTAACACAACTACAATCTATTCTACAGAATCAGATTGAGAGTTTTGGTAAGTATGCCTTCAAGCAAGGAGATTTAGTTGTTCCTGGCGAAGTTGGTCTGAATACTAAACTAGACTATGTTAAGTTGTCTTCTGTTTCAGAAGTTGCAATTAATGACGGACAGAATATTGTATACAAGAAATATGACATTTCTCAATTAGTAGGAACTGAATTGAGAGGTTTATCCTCTGGTGTTACTGCTACTGTCTTAGATACTAAGGTTTTAACAGATGTATCCGCTGATACACTCTATGTTAACTATTTGAACAGTGGTAATTCTAATACAGACACTACTTTTAGACAGGGTGAAACCCTAGAAGTTGTTGATGGCGTTAACACACCTCTATTAGTTGTTGGTACTGATGGTAGCGTACTCCCCACCAGTATTCAATTAACTAATCCTGATACTGGAGACGTAACTTCAATCGAAAGTCCAGCAATGGGTTATGCTTCTGCTGTTAAGGTAGAAGAAGGCATCTATTTTGTCAATGGTTTCTTCGTTCGTAACGATAAGCAATTACTTGTCATTGACGACTATTATAATGTACCTTCCGCTAATGTTGGTTTCACAATCACTGAAAAGATTGTAACACCAGAAGAAGACGCTAGTTTATATGATAATTCTATTGGTTCTTCCAATCATACTGCTCCAGGTGCACATAGATTAAATATTTCACTCAAACTTAAGAAATTTGCTGTAGGAGAGAAAACTGATAAGAATTTTATTCAACTTATCACAACTTATAGAGGTTCTGTACAAAAGAAAGTCAGTCCAACTAATTATAGTTTGATTGAATCTACTCTTGCTAGAAGAACATTTGATGAAAGTGGTGATTATATTGTGGATAATTTCTCTGTTGATATCAGAGAGTATGCACAGAAAGATCGTAATGGTGGATTGTATAAAGAAGATGAGTTTGGTTTATACAATGGATTGACAGAAGGTGAAGCAGACAGAAAGATGATTGCTAGCCTTGGTTCAGGTAAAGCATATATTAGAGGGTATGAAATTGTCAATAAAGAGACAAAGTATATTGAAATTAATAAAGCAAGAGAAAGTCTAAGTAGTGAGAATGTAAGGGTCAAAACAAAACCTCTTCCAACATATGCAATTACCAATGTATATGGTAGTGTTCCTCTAAACAAAGAGGGTGCAGATCTTACTGCGTATCCTTATGTTAATTTGTATTCTGTTGCTAATGATGGTTCTATTGGCAGCAATAATACTGAAGATGCGAATGCTCATCGTCAGACTATTAGTAGAAGAGGTAAAATTTTCTCTTCTGATGACGCAGTAAAGACTATTACACTGGATATTGATAATCTTACCAATGTTCTTGCTGGTCTCACTGATTCTAATTTTGAGACTCTTCTTGGTACTTTATATTTCGTAAAGACTAGAAACGATTCTGGTACTGCTACATCTGTTGGGACAGTTAAGTCACTGGCATATGCTAAAGTAAACAAACCTCTTCTTAATTCTAGCGTAAGTTATCAGTATCTAGAACTAACCATCTCTGGTAAAAAGGATGATCTAGAAAATTTAATGGTTGAATATGATCTTGGAGATGCTGGTAAGCAAAGAAGATTATTCTTAACAGATGCAGATGCGTCTTCAGATAATAATTCGTATGGTTATATTGTAGACTATGCTGAAACAATAACACCTTTGGTTGGTAGAGCAAAACCAAATAACTTCTTCCTTAAGAAGAGACCATCTGGTTTTAATTCAGATAGAGATATTATTCTTTCACGTGGTCGTCTTGCTGGTGGTGATGATTCATATAATGGTATCTTTGGTTTATCGTATTTTGATCCAGAATTCTTTACTAAAATTATTCTAGATGCACCACCTGCAGCAGCAGGATTTGGTATTGGTAAATATGTCTTTGGTCTAGACAGTGGTGCGTATGGTGTAGTAGAAGGTGGTCCTTCAGGTGTATACTCTGTAGGTAAAATCTTATATGTTAAAACTCTATCTGGAAGATTTAAGTCTGGTGAGACAATTAGAGACGAAGATTCTGTAACTTCAAAGATTGCTAAAGATAATACTATATCACACTTTATTGTTCATAATCCTGGTTTAGGATATCCAGATAATTCTACCCTACTTGTTAATGGTGTTGAGTTTGATACTTCAGTTGTTGAATTATTCAAGTTGGGTAGTGGAGCATTTTATCAATGCCTAGTTAATAATAAGAGTGCTCTTTCTGCAACAGAATATGCAGAACCACCTGCAATTACAGTTAAAATTCCTACTGGTACTTCAAGTCCTTCAATTGCTGCTGTTGTTTTACCTGTAATGGTAAGGAATGCTGTTAGTACATATGTACCACAGAATGTTAAGTCACTTGGTGCTGAGTATGGTTCTGCTAAGGAGAATGTTTTCACTGCTGATGTTGTCACTAATGATCAAGAATTTGCAGAACTTAAGTCTGTTACTGACTTCACATTCTTTGGAAATAGAGGATATAACTTTATTGAATCTACAAGTTTCAATGCTGATGCAAGTCTATTACTACAGCAGGGAGATGTTGTTCAGTTCGCTACTTCAGATAATCAAATTGTAACTTCTGTTGTTCAATATGCAACAATAAAGGAAGGAACATCTAAGACTAGAGTTTATTTGGACAGTGTATTACCTGGTGATGTTGTAAACACCAGTATTACTAGATTACGTCCTAGAGTTGAAAGTTCAAATCAAGGAACACTATTGTTCCCAACAGGTAGTCGTCAGATTAAAAGAATCTCTAAGAATGCTGAAGAAACTGGTATCAAGTATTTCTTCCGTAGAGATTTTGTAACTACAGCAGCATCTTCTGGTGGTGTTATTACCTTTGCTGCACAACTATCATTTGGTACACAAAGATTTGCTGCATATAGCGAAGAGAATTATATTACTACAGTTTTGGATCCAGGTGATGCACCTAATATAATAAAAGGTGATATTGTATACATCGACAAAGATGCAATAACTATTTCATCTTCTACTGATACTGCTAGTGGATTAACTGCTGGTTCTATTAGTTTGGAGTTACCATCAACTTACTTTGGTACTATTCCTACTAATGGAGCATTCCCTAAACTTAAGTTGACTGCAACTCTAGAAGTTGAGAATGCAAAACCAAGAATTAAAACTTCTATTGAGAAGAGAAGAATCGTTGTTACTTCCTCTGGTGATAGAATTATCCCATTTAGAGGAAGTAACTATGATACTGAAGTTGTAGAAGTTCTATCATATTCTGATGCATACAAACTACTCTATGTTTATGAAGGTAGTGCAACTAGACCACCTACTGTTGATACTGCAGGTAATCTAATTGAAGGTACTGATGTTACTGATAGATTTACATTTGACAGTGGTCAAAGAGATACTGTTTATGATGTATCCAGACTTGTTCTTAAACCAGGTGCAACTCAAACATCTGGTCAATTAGTTATTGCATTTGATTATTTTGAGCATTCACAAGGAGACTTCTGTACTATTGATAGTTACTTACATGAAGCAGGTGTTACAGAAAGTGAAATTGGTTCATTTGATTCATCTGTACTTGGAAGAGTTAACCTTAAGAACGTTCTTGATTTTAGACCAAAAGTAGACAGTAATACAACTATTGCTGGTTTCCAAGATAAGTCTTCATTATCTGTTACTACCAGTAGTTTTGCTGGTGCTGGTTCTATTATTGCTGCATCACCTGCATCTGATTCTAACTTAGAGTATACTCTCGCATTTAGTCAGATTCAATATCTTGATAGAATTGATGGTGTATTCCTTAATAAGAATGGTAAGTTTATTGTTAAAGAAGGTAACTCATCCCTTAACCCATCTAAACCAGATCCAGTTGATGATGCAATTCCTCTATTCTATGCGTATATTCCAGCATTCACTGGTGATAGCAAAGATGTAAGAATTACTCCAGTTGATAACAAGCGTTATACAATGCGTGATATTGGTAAGTTGGAGAAACGTATTGAGAGATTAGAATACTATACTACTCTTAGTATCCTAGAACAGCAAGCACTTAACATGCAAGTTAAGGATGATATTGGTCTAGACAGATTTAAGTCTGGATTCTTAGTTGATAATTTTGAAGCACATAGAAGTGGTAACCTAGGATCACTAGATTATCAATGTTCTATTGATTCACAACAATCAGTTTTACGTCCACAGTCTAGAGAAGATTCATTATTCCTTAAAGAAATTAATGTCAGAGATGATCAAAGATTTGTTTCTGGATATAAAAATTCAAATGGTGTTGTTACACTACCATTTACTAACCTAAACTTATTGGGTAATACTGCTGCATCAAAGACACTTAATCCAAATCCATTTGTTGTTCTACAATATGTTGGTGATGCTAATATTTCTCCAAGTATTGATCAATGGTATGATCAACATACAGAACCTCTAGTTGTTGATACTAATACTGATCTTTATAAGATATTCTTAGCAAAAGTTGATGTAAAAGAAAGTTTCTCTTCTTTACATAATTCATTTGTTGTAAACTGGGTCGGTTCTTCTCCATCATTTACATCTATTAATTCACTTGGTGATGAGAATAGAGAAGCAGCAAAGACTTCTGTAGTTGCTGCAGCAGTTAATAGTTCTTCTAATATTAGTCCACAAAATAATGATGTTGCTAAGGGTGTTCAGTCTAAAACTGTAAGAGGAAATAGTGTTTCTTCTGCATTACAATTCTTTGCTAGAAGTGTACCTATCAAGTTTGTTGTTAAGAGGATGAAGCCAAATACTACTGTCTCTGTATTCTTAGAAGGTAGAGATATTAGTCGTTGGGTAAATCCTGATATTCGTTTTACTGGAGTTGCAGGTAATTCACCTTCCGTATTTAATGGAAAAGTAACTACTGATTCTGATGGTAATGTTAGTGGTACAATTGTACTACCTGCTGGTATGCCACCATTAGAAAATGCTACTTGGACTGGTGATGTAAACACAGTAGACTATGATGATACTGCAGAAGAACTTAGAGTTTCTACTGGTGTCAAGACTTTCAGATTTACATCTAGTGCAACTGATGCAGATAAATTAACAGTTGATACTTATGCTGAGGTTAAGTATTATGCAACTGGTGTTCTTCCTGAGAATCCTTCCAGCATTATTTCAACAAAACCATCATTCTTCAAAGCAAATGAAGGTGTACAGTTTGTTGATAGTAATACTGATAACCCAGTAAGACCTAATCCACTTGCTCAAACATTTAAGATTGAGAACTTTGATGGTGGTGTCTTTACTACTGGTGTTGATCTTTATGTTAGTAAGAAGAGTAGCAGTATTCCTGTAAAAGTATATCTTACAAATGTAGAATCTGACAAACCTGGCAAAAACATTATTCCTGGTACAGAGAAAGTTCTTTCTCCATCTACATTACTTAAGTTCTATTCTAATGGTAACGTATATGTAACCAAAGGTGAAATGGTAACTGGAGCAACTTCTGCTGCTAGTGGTCCTGTTGATAAAATTATTGATAAAAATGGTGTTGATCTAGTAGCATCTTCTTCTGGTAAGTTCCTTCTTACTAATGAACAAGTATATACTTTAGTTCTTAGCAATCATAATGGTCGTTCATTTAATCAGAACGAAGATCTAATTGTACCATCAATTACTTTAGCAAATAATACTGAAGGTACTTCTGGAAGATTAACTCTTGCTAAAGATAGTGGTAAAGTTTCTGCTATTAAGATTTCAAATGTTGGTGCTAACTACGAAAATGCAATTGTTACTATCGAGAGTCCACAGTTACCTGGTGGTTCTGTTGCAACAACTAGAATTGAAGTTTCTGAAGGAAAGATCTACAATGCTGAGGTTTCACTTCCTGGTTTTGGATATACAGAACCACCTTCTGTAGTTATCAAAGGAATTGGTAATGGTAGTGGTGGTGCTGTTCTTGAAACTCAAATTGAGATTGATGCACCTGCTGTTAGAATGGGTGTAGCAACTGATCAAGAAGGTATTACTAATTCTACAATCCCATCATACTTTGAGTTTGATCATCCTGTATATCTACAGAATAATACTGAATATGCACTTGCTGTTGAAACTGATTCAACTGACTATGAACTATGGGCATCAAAACTTGGTGAAATTGATATTTCAACAAGTACGGTCATTACAACTCAACCATCACTAGGTTCGGTTTACCGATCACAGAATGTTGATAATTGGACAGAGGATAATTTTGAAGATCTTAAATTTACTTTATACCGTGCTGAATTTGATATTACTAGAACTGCAAGTCTAGAATTAACAAATGAATCACTTGGTTATGATCTTTTGAGTAAGAATCCATTTGAGACTAATGCTAGTGCTAATACTCAAGCAACATCTAAGTTATTTGGTAATAACAATTCAATAGTTAATGTTAACCATAAAGATCATGGATTTGAAACTTCTGGTAAATCTTATGTGTTCTTTAAACAAGCAGTGGAAACTGGTGGAGTAACATCTGATATTTTGAATAGTTCATTATTCCAAGTTAAAAATTCTGGTATTGATTCTTATAATATTATTTCATCTATTCCATCTTCGGGTTCTGGAACTGGTGGTGGTACACAAGCATATGCTTCATATAATAGAAAGTTTGAACTTCTTTATCCACAAGTTCAATACTTGACATTTACTAGTACAAAACTACTATCAGAAGTTAAAACTACAAATGTACAATCAGTAGACTCTACTGATACTACATTCCCATCATATAGTCAGACTGAGTATGAAAAAACATTCTTAAATGAACCTCATTACTTTAGTAATCAAAAAATGATTGCTTCTAATATCAATGAAACTTTAAATAGCATTGATAATTCATTGGTATATAAATTATCACTCAGTTCTACTGTGTCTCATTTGAGTCCAGTTGTAGACTTAGGAACTACCAGCGTCAAGACTGTAACTAACAGAGTTGAACAAGCAGAAGGTGTAGAAGATAGATTTGGTAGAAGAGATCAGATTGTTGAATTCTATCCTGTTTATAAATTCCAACTAACAGGTATGGGTGGTACAGAGATTCAAACTGATCAAGCAGTTGAAGGATATACTTCTAAGGCAGTTGGTACTATTGCAAAAGTTGATGGATTAACTGTTTATGTAAGAGTTAAAACATCTCAACTATTCACAAGAGGCGAAAGAATGTCTCTTGGTAATCAACCTGGTGTAGTTGCAACTATTACTGTGGATGGAGTTGATGTTGAGGTTCCAGCAGCAGTTGTTGATACAAATCTAATTCAAGAGTTTGTTGATATTGCAGATTCTGCTACTATCGAAGCAAGAAATCCATCAACAATTACTGAAGTGTATACTAATAAGATTACAGGTAAAGCAGTTATCTGGAATAATAAGACTCAGAAATTAACTCTAAGAACTGATGTTCATCCTATTAATGATTCATTTACTGATAGAATTCAAGATGGACTATTCTACAATAGAAATTCTGTTGTTGCAGATCAATTGAGTGATATCTTTAGAGTTGGTGATTTTATTAAGTATCCAAATCAACCAGATGATGAAGCTCGTTTCTGGGAAATTGGAAGTATTGAATATACAAATGGTATTAATTTCGTACCAGAAAATACTTCTAAGAATACTTCTGCTATTGCTAAGTATGTAAGTAAGGAAGTTTCAATCAGTAATCCAGCAACTGCACTTAATGTTCATCTAACAATGAATACTAAGGATCTTGCAAACGTTAAAGTTCTATTCAAGTATAAGAAGGCATCTACTCAAGAAAACTTTGATGATATTGATTGGGAATTCTTTAATGGTAATGGTCATCCAGATGTTAGTGATATTGCTACTCCTGAGAACACTATATCTAGTGTTGTTGAGAAACAATCCTCCTATCAGGACATTACATATTCCGCGTCTGGTCTCCCTGAGTTCTCTTCATTTGCTGTTAAAATCGTAATGAGAAGTAACGATCCAGCATATGTACCTAAGATTCAAGACATTCGTGCAGTAGCTGCATTCTAATTCCGCATATGGACTATATTAAGGTTGAGGGTCATGACGGTCTTGTAAGGGACAAAAACACAGGTGCCATCCTCAATTTGGACAATTCAGCTATAGAGGCCAGAAGGAAGGCGCGGGGTTTAAGTTCCGCGCTTGAGGACATAAATATGTTGAAGAATGAACTCTCTGAGATCAAGTCCCTACTGAAAGAGCTAATAACAAATGCCAGCAGTTAACGTCGCACGTACTGATACCTTTGAACAACAAAGGGTTAAAATCAATACTATTGCAACCCAAATATTTTCAATCTCTGCTGGTGGGTCTGACCTATCAACAGGTGTTTTAAAACTTGGGGATGGTAGTCTTACAGCACCATCACTATCATTTAGTAATGAAGAAGGTTTAGGTTTCTTTAGACCAAATAACAAAACCTTAGGTATAACATCTACTGGTAAAAAACTGGTAAACTTTACCAATTCTGGATTTTATTCCTTTAAGGATTCTATTTGCCAGAAAAATATTATTACTGATCTTGTTACCAGTAATCCTGGTTCTCTCTACGATGCAGGATCATTTAATGATGTACAACTATTAGGTGGTACTGGTGAAGATGCGACTGCTAATATTAATGTTACTGCATATATTTTTAATCAGGTTTCTGATGGTGTTGGTTATTCCGTTGGTCAATATAATGAAGCAGGTTTAGAAGGTGGTAATGGTAATGATGATGCTACCATTAACTTTGAAGTAAAAGGTTTAGAAGCAACTGTTACTAACGGTGGTAATGGATATTTACCTGGTTCGTACACCAGTGTCCCTGTACAGAACGTAAGTTCTTCTGGTAGTGGTGAGACTGCCTCGGTTGTTGTAGGCGGTACAATCAATTATGGGGGTAGTATAACAGCTGCTGGTAGTAGCTATGATCTCCTTGCAGGTGAATCTGAATCAACATACAATAATTTAGTAGTAATTGCAGCAAGTCCAGCACAGACATATACTGTTACTTCTGTTAGTAATCCTGGTACTCCTCCACCCAATAGCATCTATCAGTTAAATGGAACAGACAATCCAGCATTAACTCTTGATAGAGGAAACACATATAGATTTGATATTTCAGATTCATCTTTAAGTGGTCATCCATTTATTTTCCAAACAACAGGTGGTGCTGCTTTAGATGAACAATATTTCCAATTAGTAGAACCTTCTGGTGGTAACTTTGTTGACTTGGTTATTAAGGAAGATGCTCCTCTTGGTGATATTGAATATGCTTGCCAACTTCATGCTGGCATGGGTAACACCATTACTGTAGTAAATGGAACAGCTGGGTTCTATGGTCATGGAATGACTGCAAACGTTACAGTTGGTGGAAGCAATACAGTTACTGGATTTGAGATTGTAAATATTGGTGAAGATTATGCTGCTAGTGATGTTGTATCTGTAGATATTTCTGGTGGTAGTGGGTTTGAATATACTTTAGGAACTCCTGTATACGCAGGTATTGTAGCTTCTATCGATTTTAATAACGATGGTACTGGATATAATAAAAACGATACAGTAACTGTAAATGATGCTGATATTGGTGGTAAAGGTGGATCTAATTTTGTTGCTACAATTACAACACAACCAGGTGCCGTTGATAACTTTCAATTTGTATCTAAAGGAACTGGATATCAAACAGGAGATAATTTAAAACTACCTGATACAACAACAGGTGTTAACTGTACAGTTAATGGTACAGTTGCTCTAGAATGTACTTGGACTACTGGATCTAATAACGTTACTGTTAGTAGCACTGCTAATTTGGCAGTTGGTATGACTATGAGTGGTACCGTTGAATTTTCAGGAGTTATAACTATTGTTAATATTCTCAGTGGTACGTTAATTACAGTATCTGATAGTCCAACTATAGATGGTTCAGGTATATTAGATTTCTCAACAATTGATCCTGCTACTCAACTTGAGGTTGCGAGCACTACTGGTATCTACAAGGGAATGGTTATCACATTCACTTCTGGTACTGCAGCACTACCTACTGCTGAGACAACTGTAGATGATGTTGATAGGGTCAACAATACCGTTACAATGTCCCAAGACTCGCAGACTCCAGGTACTGCTGTAGCGACGTTTACTCCTGAGTATGGTGCAAACCCAACTACAGATTGGGAAATTGAGGTTGGAACTTTAGGTGTTATAGATGCTGCAACTATCAACAACCCAGGTAATGGTTACGAATTCCAAGATAATCTATCAATCAATCCTATTTCTTTGGTTGCCCCACAGACTTTTGCTGTAACCAATATTGATACTCAAAAGATAGACTTTACTATAACTATTGCTGATGCTGGAATGGTTGTTGGTGATACCTTGAGTAATGGTACTGAGACAGCAGTAATCATTTTCAAAAATAGTATTGGTGGAAATGTTGACTATGTTTTAGTTGAGGATGGTGACTTCCAAACAACTGATACTATTACCAACACAAGAACATCTGTTGGTTATACAGCAAATACAATTCTCCCTGGTTACAGATATAAAATTGATAATCAGTTAGAACCAACTATTACCATGTATAGTGGTGATACTTATGATTGGGATGTATCTAACGATAGTAATGATGGTCATACCTTTGCATTTAGTGCTTTCCCAGATGGTATCTTCGGTCCAAGTAAAATCGAGGACGTTGCTGTAACTACAGTAGCATCTTCAACTGCTATTAGTGTTCCTAGTTCAGCTGGTATCTTAGCAGGAATGGAAGTTGTATTGATTACAGGACAAGGAATTGTTTCTGGAACTAAAGTTGCATCTGTGGATAGTGCAACTGCCATCACAATGGATACCCCTGCTTTAATCACTGGTAGTTGTGTTTGTACGTTCCGTGGTGTTGAATATACCAATGGTGTTGAAAGAATTGGTAATATAGTTAGATTTAGACCATCAGCTGATACCCCAAATCCACTTTACTACTATTGTAAACAAGAAAGTTCTGGTCATGCTGATGAAGGTGGAACAGATGGTAATGAAGTAGCAATGACTGTTGATCAGAGCAACCCTAGGGTGTTTGGTTCTGATGCTGCGTTCATTGTTGGACAAGTTACTTCAGTTGATACTATCGTAAATGATGTTGAAACTGGAACTATTACATTAAGTGATGTTCAATCAACAGAAGCAACAATTGGAACTGTAAATTATACTACTGGATCTGGTTCAACTTTTACAGCAACTAATCGTTTTAAGACTCCTCAGATTGAAGGTACTAATGATGTAGGTGGTTTGACATTATCCAGTTCAAATACAATCTTTACTGGTTCTATTAATGTTAATGATCTGATTCAGATGAGTCATGTTACTGGTGTTATTCAAACCAGTGGTGAAATTAAATCTACTACTAGATTCAATGTAAGTGATAAGTTAAGACTTGCAGAAAACGTTGTTTCTACTACTTCAACTGATGACCTTGTATTAACAGCATTTACTGGAAGACTTGTTAAAGTTACTAATAATACTGCACTAGTCATTCCTTGTGGTGGTGATACTGAAAGACCGATAAATGACGACGCACAGGATGGTGCTATCAGATTTAACACTGATACCAAACAATATGAAGGATATAGTGAAGATACTCAAACGTGGTCTTCTCTTGGTGGTATTAGAGACTTAGATGGTAATACTACAATTCTTGCAGAAGAATCTATTGGTGCAAATGATAACACACTATGGTTTATGAATGATAACATAAACTCTGTGAAGTTTACTAAAGATTGGTTATCATTTGAAAATGCTAAGACAATAAGATCTTCAAATACTGCTGCTCCAAATTATCAGAATTGGGTTGCTAACGTAGCAGTTACTGTTGGTTTGTATCTTAAGTATGGTAACAACCTCTTTGAGGTAATGGAATCTGGTACTACTGCTACCAGTGGTAGTCCTCCCACAGATCTTACTGGTTCTCCGTTTGTTAATGGTACTACACAATTAAGATGGACTCATCTTGCAGTTGCACCTCTAATCTTCAGTGAGATTGAAGAATTGAGAATTGGACCTACAGGTGATCTTCCTGTATCAATTAATGGAGATTTAAGATTAGCAGACAATACTATTTCAACAGATATTAATGATATTATTATAAGACCTAATTCTGGTAAAAAGGTTGTTATTGATGCTCCTAGTTCTATAGCAATTCCTGTTGGTACTGATAATCAAAGAGGTGTTTCAGTTCAAGGTTCTGTAAGATTTAATACAGATTCATCACAATTTGAAGGTTATGACGGAACTAACTGGGGTTCTCTTGGTGGTGTTAAAGACGTTGATCAGAATACTTACATCATTCCAGAAACTTCACCTGGTGCTAATGAAAATATTCTATACTTCTTTAATGATAACAATAATACTCTCAGATTAACTACAAATGAACTTATCTTTGATACAATTGACACAGTAAAATCTGTAACTAGTGATGAGTTTGAATTAACTGCATCTTTACTTACTATAGATGCTGCAGCAACTACTCTAGATAACACTTCAGCAACTAATACTTTCTTACATTCTGCAAAGCAATTCTTTGATATTGGTATTTCTGCTGGTTTGACTGTTGATCCAGTTCTACGTTTGGACAATCAAGGAGATATATTATTCAACACAGGATTTGGTTCTGGTGTGTTTAGTGGAATCACACTCTACAATAAAGAACTTACAACTACAGAACTAGCAGATATTAAAATTATCACAAAAGATTTGAATGTAGTTAAAGGAACTACAAATGTTACAGGTACAGTCATTTACACAACTTCAACTGAACTTTCTGCTAAGGTTTGTGTTACTGCACATAACCCAACTACAGGAGATAAAGAGTTTATTGAGTTTGGAGTTCTTGATGATGGGACTGATGTTATCTTTACTGAGTATGGAAACATTCGTACAGACATTAGTTTAGTCACTCCTAGTTTTGTATATACTGAAAATGACGAAGTACGTCTAAATATCAACGTAGGTAGTGGTGTGGCAGATACCCAAACTGTTAATATCACGGTAGTTTCACACGTTACTAAGAAATAAAAATGGCATCTATTAAAGAGAAGCTCGACTCCGTTGGTGGTTTTTCAATTGATAAAACAGTTGTAGTCGATGAAGATAGAAATGGTAAAGATTTCAATACACTTGAAATAAGAAATCGTCATTTTAGTGATAGTAAGATTCATACTTTCATTCTTAGAGGTACTAATACTGCTGTACTAGGACTTGATGATGTTGGAACTCAAATAACAATTTCTCCAAATACTGTTAATTTTATTACTGGAAATATTCTTGGTGTAAATCCTCAAGGTGTTGTATACACAGCAAAAATTGAATCTACTGTACATGCAAATGGTGCTGGTGTTGTTACATGTTTATCTTCCATGACAACTGTGATTAAAGATGATGTGCCAATAGGACAAACATGGTCTATTGAACCTATTGGATCTCTTAATAGATTTAGCTACACCACAACTAGAGCAGGTACTACCAATGTTATTAAGTGGGTTGTTTGTACTCAAGTTATAGCAATTGAATGGCAGTAAGCTAAATAAAACAGAGGAAAAATAGGCGGAGCCAAGCAGCACCATGAGTTTTAATATCAATTCCGATAAAGAGTTTATCAGGGGCGGTGATCCCAAACTGATCGGTGATAATGAACTTACCATTAGAGGTGGAACAGGATCATCAGAACGTGAGATTTTACGTACTCAACTTGATGCCACTACTGGACTACCACGTGTCGGTATTAACCGAACTGGACAAAGAATTAATAACGTTTCTATTTTAACACCAGGCGCTGGTTTTCAGACACCACCTAGTGTTATTATTGGACAACCTAATGTAGCAGGTGGAATTCAAGCACTTGCCTCTGCCTTTATATTCAATGGCGAAGTTGTTAATATTGCCATTAATAATCCTGGTTCTGGATATACTACCCCTCCCTCTGTAACAATATCAAGCGAAACTGGTGTAGGTGCAACAGCAGAAGCTTTCCTCGATACTGTTGACTATGAACTTGATATTAATGGTGCTATTAGAACTTCTACATCTATCATTTCTGATACTGCTAGAATTCTAAACCTTGATATTGATAACTTTATTACTCCTGACGCCAATTTCCGCGCACCATATTTGAAGAATTTCCAGAATAATACTGGTATTCCTTGGAGTGGAAATGTTATTATTCAAAAAGATTCATACAGATATTTTGGTGCTAATCTCTACCAGGCACTCAATACTGGTAAGACTGATGCGGAGAATGCTCCTACACATATAGATGGTATAGAATTAAACGGAGAAGTTCAATTCCAACACATCGGTTTCCGCGTCCAAGACGAGAATTCTTTTGGATATAATACTACTGGAGACGATGGTATTTTCCCTCGTTCAGTAACACCTATACTAGGTGATAGATCAAATAAAATTGCAACTACAGAATACGTCCTTAACCTAGCAACGAATGACGTTGGTGGTCGTGTTTATGTTTCACAGCAGATTGGTAATGACCAGAATGATGGTCGTTCTGCTGTAAACCCAGTTAGAACTATTAAGAAAGCAGCACAATTAGCATGGGAAACACCTGGTGTTAAAGAAACTATTATTGTGTCTGGTGGAGATTATGTAGAAGATAACCCAATTTCATTACCTCCTGATGCATCAATCGTTGGTGACAACTTACGTTTGGTAATCGTCAGACCTGCCAACCCTGGCAAACACATGGTTAAGTTTGGTGATAAGAACTATGTAATTGGTGTTACTTATAGAGACAAGGTTGACTCCATTGGAGATCCAGTCTCTACTTGGGACTTTGCTATGGTCTTTGACGACAAGCAAAGAATTATCATCGATCAGGACGCCAATGGAGATGCTGGTGTTAGTTTCCCAGTTGG